GTCATGCGGTGGATGCTTGGGAATGTTACCTTGCGGACAGACCCGGCCGGGAATATCAAGGTTGATAAAGAAAAGAGCAGCGACAAGGTGGATGGTGTGGTGGCTGACATAATGAGTTTGGCGGCAGCGATGGATTGCGGGATGGGTGGCCGCAGTGTTTACGAGGATCGCGGAGTATTAAGTTTAGACGATATATGAAAGCAGAGATTATCAGTTTTGAGCGTTTGCGGATGCTTGGCAGCCGGGATGGATTCTTTGAGTTGTATTTCAAAGAGTGCGGGAAGTGTGAAACTTACCGACAGGCTTTTGAACGTGTTAACGATGAACACGAAAACACTTTTGGCCGTCCGAGATATTCCGATTATAATTCCTTCCGGCACCAGCGGGACAGGTGGCTGAAAAGGCGGTAGCCAGTTGCCGGGTTATTTGGTTCCGTAACTTGCGAAAAGGGGAAAGATAAAAAAATCTATTCGTTTGAAAGGAATGATTTTGAAAGCGGCTTTGCCCACGGCTATTCATTAATGGATGGCTCGCATTGAATGCACCGGAACCTTATCGGTAGCCGGCAACAAATTGTAGTCAACTGAATTTTACAAACTATGGATGTACAATATTTCAAAGCAAAAGAGAGTAGTAATCGCCACAGGAAGGGGCAAAAGGTGTGGGTTAGGCTAAATTGTGCCAACCACTTGATAACCTACCATAAATGGCGTGGTCGCGGCAGGTATGTAGAAGGCACCATTGATAAGTCCAGCCCGGTAGTTGGTGAGATAAGGACAATGGATGTAGCCGGTGATTTTGCAGAAAGAATTAGTAAAATTTAATCATTGCTAACCGCTGCTGTGGTTTTTATTTAGACTGATTACAAATTAATCTTACCTGTAATTCGTATTGATATTTTTCGTATCTTTGTTAAAACTAAAAGAATGGGAAAAGAAGAAATACTGCGTGATATTCTTTTTAAGGTGTCCGAACTGAAAATGGACGTTGAAACCGCAGAAAAGAAAATACATCGGTTGTTTAATGATAGCGGATCGTTTTCTGCGGCATTTGTGGCTGGTGCGGAATGGATGGAAGAAAGACTTAGCAACAAATTGTAGTCAACAAATTTTACAAACTATGAGCAACTGGTATGATTTTACAGCCAACAAAGAAACAAAGCGGGAATATTTGGCCCGTGTAAAGTATGAACAACTGGTTTGCAAAAGAGTTTCCGGCATAAAAGACATTGCCGGGGCAAAAATAAACAAGGGTGTTCAATATAGGGTTGTAACGGAAAATTCTTTTAATGCAATAGTAATAATAGATTATCTTCTCGAATCCTTTGAGTTAGACGAAATTATTATTGCTGTTTATCGTATGAATTTTCAGGCAGTGAAAAAGATAATGGGGTTGTCCGAAAATATACCAATTAGTGTATTGGTTTCATCATTTTTTCGCGAGAATAAAAAATATGAGAAGTGGGTTAATCAACTATTCGAGTTTTCTAAACAACAAAAAAATCTTACCGTTTCATCAGCGTGGAGCCACGCGAAAGTAACACTTTGTAGGACAACATCGAATGATCATATTGTTTTTGAGGGGTCTGGGAATTTGTCTGATAATGCTCGCATAGAACAGTATTTGCTCGAAAACAATAAACAGTCCTATGAATTTCACAAGAATTGGATTTTAAAAACAATAAATGATGGAGAAAGAAAGGAAAGACATGATTATTAACTTTGGCGCGTTTGGTTATTCCGTGGCAAAGATGAATAGTATTTTGGGCGAAGATGTTTCCCAAGAGATGGCCGACCCAAATTCCCAGTTTAGTCAACTGTACGAACAGGGCCGAGACCTGGCCGATTACGCCATTGATACCAAATTGTTCGAAATGGCGAGAGGTGGGGATATAAAGGCCCTTGATAAGTTGGATTTAAGAAAAATGTTGCGGGGGAGGAAAAAAAATGTTTAGTTTTTAAGACACTTTGTTTCCGTGGTTTTTCTTGTTGTTTGTAACTGACACCCCGAAGGGTGTTTCGGCCATTGAGGCCTCGTCAGAGTTACTTGCGGATTTTGGTTTAAAGACTTTCTTTTAATTCTTTCAGTGAAGAAAAGTATTCCACTCCTGAATGAAAGTGGCTCCCTCTGAAATAGTATTTTCCTTCTTTACCGATCCTGTGACCTTTGTAGTCACAATCTTTATTCAACAGTCTGGCGGTGATTTCTGATTTCTTTGTTAAGGTTTTCATGGCTTTAAGTTTTTGTTGTTTGTTGATGTAAAGATACGAAATTTGATATAGCAAAGTCAAGTTTTTTGTCAATTATTTTCGATCTTCCCGTTAATTTATAATCATTACAAATAAGCACTTTTGATACAGAATTATTAGACCGGAAATACTTACACTTGCGGGAAATTTCCGCGCGTGAAGTTAAAGATACTCGGCATTCCCGTATTTGAATACCGATCCACTTATGAAACGGACGGTATCAACTTGCAAGACCCCGATACCTTTTTGAAGTATTTTGGTGGCGGCAGGTCGTCCAAGTCAGGCATTGACATTGACGAGGATTCTGCCCTTACCTTTTCCGCTGTATGGGCTTGCGTAAGGATTCTATCTGAATCTGTGGCATCCCTTCCGCTTGGTGTTTACCGCAAAGAGCAGGAAGGGAAAGAGCTGTTGAATGAGCATCCCACCTACAAACTATTACACGACAGGCCAAACGCCTACAATACCTCGTTCACGTGGCGGGAAACAATGGTGGCGTTCGTGGTTCTGTGGGGCAATGCCTATGCCCGGATAGAGCATCGGGGTGATATGCGCGTGGAAAGCCTTGACATTGTTCACCCCGGAGCGGTTACTCCCTTCATCGCCTCAAATGGCGAGTTGTTTTACAGGATTCAGTACCCGGACAGAAAAGAGATCATCCCTTCTTACGAGATGCTTCACGTTGCAGGGCTTGGCTTTGACGGGCTGAAGGGCAAGGCACCGATTGATGTGGCGAAGGAAGCCATTGGGCTGGGGCTGGGGGCGGAAAGTTTCGGTGCGGAATTTTTCGGCAAAGGCGCGAACTCGGATGTTATCCTTTCCTATCCCGGGAAACTTTCAAAGACGGGTAAGGAGAACCTCGGTGGATCATTTGACAAAAGTTACCGGGAAGACAAGCAGAAAACCATCGTTCTGGAGGAAGGGGTGAAGATGGAGCGGGTAACCATCCCCCCGGAACAGGCCCAATTCCTGCAAACCCGAAAATTCCAGATTAGCGAAATTGCCCGTATATTCCGAGTGCCACCCCATCTTATCGGGGACTTGGACAGGGCAACGAATAACAATATTGAACACCAGTCCATTGAATTTGTAACTCACACGATCCGTCCGTGGGTAAAGAGGTTCGAACAGGAGTTTGACCGAAAACTGTTTTACGAAAGCGAACGGGGTAAGATTTTCACAAAATTCAATATTGACGGACTATTAAGGGGTGATTCCGCAAGCCGCGCAACGATAATGAGCGCGATGTTCAATGCTGGCGCACTGACCCCGAATGAAATAAGGGGGATGAACAACCTCAACCACCTCGAAGGAGGGGATATGAGGTATATCAATTCCACCTTGAAACCTATTGACGAAACTGGTAAATTCATAGAAAATGAAGGAAATAAGACTACTGAACAGTGAGATCAGGGGCGCGGAAGATTCCCGTTCGGTTGAGGGCGTGGCAGCCGTCTTTGATCAATATTCACAAGATTTGGGCTGGTTCATCGAAAAGATCGACCGGGACGCCTTTGCCGGTGCGGACATGGATGACGTTGTGGCGTGCCGGAACCACGACCCCGACAAGGTTCTTGCAAGGACAAAGGCCGGGACGCTTCACCTTACGGTTGACGATAACGGCTTCGGCTACCGCTTCGATGCGCCAAACACTACGGTTGGGAATGATACGCTGGAAGACATCCGCGTTGGCAACATTTCCCATTCATCGTTTGCCTTTACTGTCAAAGAAGACAAGTGGGAAAAGAAAGACGGCAAGGATGTCCGGACGATTTTAAGGTTCGAGGCGATCTATGACGTTTCCCCTGTTACCAATCCGGCATACCTTCAGACCTCGGTTCAGAAGAATTCGCTGGATGTGGCAAAGCGAAGCTATGACGAATTTATCAAATCCCAGGAGCCGCCCGTAAAGGGGATGCACTGGACGGAAGCAGCAACAAAATTACTGGCGATCACCGCCTAATTTTTATAAACCCTTAAACTTTAACAAAATGACAATCAAAGAGTTGAGAGAAAAAAGGGCGCAGGCAATATATGAGATGCGTGATATTGTCGAGGTCGCCAAAAAAGAAAACGCTGACGGTCTTATGACCGAGGAGCAGCGCACCCGCTGGGAACGGCTTGAGACTGACGAGGCATCTCTGAAAAAGGAGATCGACATTCAGGAACGCCAGGAGCGTCTGAACAAAGAGATGGCCGAAAAGAAGGTCGAAGAAGAGCCGGCCGAAACCAAATCCAAAGAGCAGGTTTACGAGGAAAGGTTTTTGAGGTACCTGTCAAAAGGGGACATTCACCCGGAGATGCGTACTACCCAGGATGGCCAAAGTATAGGCACCCCCGCTGATGGCGGTTACCTTGTGCCGCAAAGTTGGGCTTCGCAGATCGAAACCGCACAGAAGGCTTTTGGCGGTATGCTGGAAGTTGCCTCTATCATCACCACCCCGGGTGGTGGGCAGATGAACTGGCCGACCTGTAACGATACCTCCAACAAAAGCGCAATCCTGGCCGAAGAATCCGTACAGACCGAAAGCAAGGTTACTTTTGGATCCAAGCAACTGGATGCCTATGTGCTTGCCACCCCGATCATCCCGATTTCAATGCAACTGGTACAGGATGCCAACTACGACATCGTGAACTACATCATCAACCTGATGGCCGAGCGTGATGCTCGCGGGTTGAACTATTATGCTACGGTGGGCAGCGGTAATGGCCAGCACAATGGCGTGGTAACCGCCTCAACGAAAGGCGGGGATGCCGCTGCCGCTGCGCTGACCAGGGATAACCTGCTCGACCTGTTGCATTCGGTTGACTATGCCTATCGCCAGAACGGTGTGTGGATGTTCAATGACTCCACCCTGAAGGCAATCAAGGCATTGTCTATCGGTGATGCCGATTCACGTCCGCTGTGGCAGCCCGGTATCGCCTTTGGCGAGCCTGACACGATCGAAGGCAAGAGGTATGTTATCAATGAGGACATGGCCGACATCGGAGCCGGTCTGAAAAGCGTCCTGTTCGGTGATTTCAGCAAGTACCTGATCCGCAGGGTTGCCGGGTTCAATATTGTACGTTTCAATGAAAAGTACATGAACTCACTGCAGGTTGCCGTAATGGGTTGGAGCCGTTCGGATGGTGAACTGCTTGACGCTGGCACGAACCCGATCAAACACATCCTTCATGCCTCTACGTAAGATTAGGATGACAAAGACAGCAGCCGGTAAGGGCTTCGTATATCGCAAAGGCGCGGAATACGAAGTCCCTGCCGATGTTGCTGAAGGCTTAATATCGGCTAATTGTGCAGAACCGGTTAAACAGATCGAGCGAAACATAAAAATAAAAGATGGGTTACAAACTAAAAACAGCAGCAACAAGCCAGCCGGTAAGCATCACAGAGGCAAGGGATCACCTGAAGGCTGATTCCACCGCTGATAATGCTTATATCTTAAGGCTGATCGAGCAAGCCGTTGAGTGGGTTGAAAAGTACACGAACCGGCAGATCAACGTGGCTTCGTGGTATTTATATCTCGACAAGTTTCCAACGGAGATCAATCTCGATATTTGCCCAGTTCGCGAAATGGAGGGTATCAATTATTATAACACGAATAATGACCTTAACAGTTTCACGGACTACGATGCTGATTTGGTTTCGGAGCCTGCCAGGATCATGCCCTCTTACGGCAATACATTCCCGGTAGTGTATAACCGCCCGAATGCTGTCATTATCAGTTTTTCTGCAGGATATGACGATGTGCCGGAGGCCATCAAGCAGGCCATACTTTTGATTGTTGGCCATGATTACGAAAACCGGGGCGATGAAGGCCACCGGAAATACCCAAAGGCTGTTTATGATAAACTCGATATGTACCGGTTATTTTGAAGTTAGCGATATTCTTTGCCGCCTACAAGCGGCTGCCGATATTAAAAATTTGCCTTGACGGGATCGAGCGGCTGAAGGCTGCCCACAAAGATATCGAGTTCGTTCCCTTCTGCGTTTATTCGAATGACGATGAGGGTGCGCTGCTCAAAAAGTATAACGTAAGTTCTTTGAAGTTTTGTAATGATTTTCTTGG